ATTATATTAGTTTTGTTCTTGGTTTGTTACTTTAGAACCAAATTCCATTTTAAACAACCTTTTTAGTTTTTCTGGATCCATATCTTTTGAGTAATACTCTCTGTTTGTCCACTCACCGTTTTGGTAAACTTCTATGCTATACATACCATTTTCTTCTGGATCATCTGACAAGTCACCATCAGACACTCTAACAGTAGCTGTACGCATCGTAGATAAGTCAAAGTTGTTATTTTCTGTATCGAAAGAATTATCAACCATTCTATTTATATCAGCATCTATTCTACCACCTCTACTATTATCTCCTTTACCAACAGCTCCACCAGCGTCGTATTCTTTGTTTCTAATATCATTGTAATAATTTATAGACTCTCTTTTCAGTCTTTGTTCATCAAAATCCTCGTGGTCAATGTTTGCCCAGTCTAGTGGGTCTTTAGGATTTTTCATTTGATAAGACTTTATAAAGCTTGGCTCATTAGGCGCATATGGATCCCAAGCAAAACTAACAACGTCATTAGTGTTGTCTAGTAAATCATCATAGTCAGTTGTAGTTCTTATATTGTTTTGGCTGTCTCTTAAAACATTGTTACCATTTAAACCAGCTGTTTGTATATTTTTTAAATCCGCTACAACAGCCTCTTTTAGTTTAGAATTAAAAAGAACTACATTGTTATCCAGCATTTCTTGACTAACATACTCATAGTTTCCGTCACCTTCAAGATCTACTTCAAACTCGTTAGTTCTTAAGTCTGGGTTCCATCTAACATTTTTGTATTTTTGATTATGTACTTGGTTGTTAAAAGCCAAGGTTTTTACAGACGATCCTTCTGAGTAATAAGGCTTACCATTTTTTCTACCGTCCATATTAGCGTTATAAGCTTTTTTATCTTTATCTAANCCGTCAACAGCGGTGTTAAAATCAGCGGAAAACCTATCTGCGTCATACTGGTACTGTTGATTTAAATAATCAGAAGCTATGTTAGCCTTGTGCTTGTTAAACTCATTAAAACCTAATGAAGCTATGTTTGGATCTGTAATTTTAACAGAAGTCTTACCCTGTTTGTTTGTAACTTGTTTTAACGCGGCATTTCTAATAGCAGCACCTTGCTTTTGTCTTAACGCTTCTTGCTTTTTGTAATCATCTAAAGCTTTAGTTATAGGTTTGCTTATAAGCTCAGAGTTTATCTGTACTGGACCTCTTAGTCCTTTTTCTCCTTGTATTAGTAGTTTATTTGCCATGTTATGATCTGTTTAGTATTTGACGCTCAAAATCTGACAACATACTACCATCTATACCTGCAGTAGATTTATCACTTAAACCAGCAGACATTAATCCTCCCGCAGCTTGACCAATACCACCAATCATTTGGTTCATAGCAGCTTGTTCAGCGCCTCTAGCGTCTCTTAATCTTGTTTGTGACATACCTAGTAAAGTTTCTGTTCTGTCTTTTACTAAACCTCTAGAGTATACATCACCTTGTCTTTGTAATCCTTGTAATCTACTTTCTTCTTGCAATGTAGCCATTTGATTTGCTTGTTGCTGTTGGCCAAGACTTACAGAAGCTTGTCTAGTTGCTTGAGTACCTTGATTAGCCAACGACTGTGCTAAGGCAGCAATACCACTACCACCGGCAGCTCCTTGTAAGTTGTTTAATATGTTAGCTTGTTGTTGTTGTAATTGCTCTGCTTGGAAATCAGCTTGCTGAGTATTTACTTGTAAATCTTCGTAAACGTTTTCCATGTTATTGTATGGATTACTAGTGTCTAAAGACATATAGTCAGATTTTCTAGTATCATACTCATCTCTAGCATCTCTCATTTCTTGCCTACGTTGTTTTTTTCCACTATTATAACCTATAATACCAGACAAAGCTGATACTCCAGCCCCAATAAGCATAGGCGCCCAGGCTATAGCATAGTTAGCGTTTGCTTGGTAAGTGAATATTTCTATAATTAAGTCTATCATATTTTTAAATTGTATTTATATAGTTACACTTTTTTGTGTTTATTTACTACTTAAAGACACTTCAGAACTAACAGCAAACAGTTCTATAGCAGTGTCTGACGAGTTTTTCATTTCTATTTCTGCGTAATAACCTAACACACCAGATTTATTAACAGCTGTATCTTTTGCAAACAAAATAAAATCATTGTCCACAGGGGTTCTTATGTTACCAGTGTATGTCACTGTAACTGTTTTTCTATCACTACTAATAGAAGTGCATGTTCCTAAGTATATAACCTCGGAACCGTTATTACGCACAAAGTATATGTTATCCCAACCACCAACGTCATTAACTATAGACTCACCGTAGTTAGTTGTGTTTTGACCAGACGCTACAGCTGCTGATTTAGCTTGTAGTGATGTGTTTACTTCGTTTGCAAATGTAAGTGTTAGTGTTGGCATGTTTATTTATTTTTTATGCAATTGGTAAAGATACTGAATCTTCTTCAAGGAAAGCACCTAAGTCTAAATCTATATCTACATCGTAAGATCCAACAGATTCTACTGACAAAGAACCTTCAACTACAACATTAGAAGGTGAAGAACCACCACTCACTGTACCTTGAGTCATTACAAATCTTAAATCAGACGTGCTTATCATTGTTGCTGGGGAGTAAAAAGTTAATGTTGATCCTTTTGGAATACCCTCTGGTGATGGCGGGTGAGATAAAATTATGTTTTTTCCATCAATACCTTTAACATAAGTACCGGAATAAAGCCCAATACCTCTAACCTCCATGTTTTTTGAAATTCTTCTATTTTCAGATAATAACTGAACTGTTACGTTTTCAGGTCTTTTACCACTACCAGCATAAACTGGATAAGCTGTTGTCATTGTTAAAGGAATTCCACAAGGGCCTTGGTCGTGGTTTACTTGTTTAAGATCAAAATTGTTTATAGTCATACTTGAATTTCCATTAGAGGTTTGAGTAATAGCTATTATAGTTCTAGAAACAACATTAGTACTGTTAATAACAACGGTGCTATTTAAATCATTGCCGTTAACTTTACTACCTTGTGTAAAAAATATTTCATGCGTACCCATGCCTGTTGGTAAAACAACGTCTCCATTTCCCACGGCATGGCCTTTCAGCTTTAAAACATAACCAGCACCTCCTTGAGCACCACCAATAGTATATTGTAACCTGTAAGTCTTACCTTCTTCTAAAGAGTTGTTTAATTTTCCAAATATAACCCCTGTTTGATTGAGTATAGGTGAAAAAGAATTTTGACTTCTTGTAAAAGTAGCACTTCCACTAGAAAGTGGCCAGGTGTTATTATCGTCATATGTTCCATCTGGAGCGATTAATAATTGAGCACCATATGTAGAAAAATCTCTACTCATAAACGTGTTTTTAGTACCATGCACTTTTACTAATTTAGTTATGCTTTTTCCAACATTTGTAGCCCCAGCGTTTGTAACATCACTAGTTATATTACCTCCTGATCTAATCTCCCAAGCCGAAGCAGGGTTGTCAGTTGAGCTTGCGTAAGATATAAAAGAAGTTGCTGAGTTACCAGCCATACCACTGCTAAAACTGGTACCTCCAACAAAGCCAGACTGACTTAGACCTAAAGATGTTCCACCCGTAAAACCAGCACCTGTTGAATTATAATTAATAAATTTATTAATGTTGTTAGCAGTTACTTTGAAGCTTAGCGTTTGATTTGAGTATGCTGAAACACCTGTAATTTGATTAGCATTTGCCGAAAGATGATTTCCTGTAAAATTAACCCAACTAGTATTGTTTGAACTATTATTTGTTAAATTACCTAAAATAGCATATGATCTTACCGTTGGCGCAATATATTGATTTATATGAAAAACGGTTGGGCTTAATATCTCTGTAAAGTTGCTATACACACTATTTTCTTGTATTGTTACAGTATAATATCTATTTGCAGTAATTTTTTGAAACCTAAAAGTTCTTTCAAAAACACCGTTTTCTGGTATTGTATTTACAGTTTCTGCAGCTTTGTCCGTTGTAACACCACCAGTTGTTTGTTGTATTCTTATTTTAAACATAGCGCCTGGATCACCGTGCACTTGTATTGTTCTTGAACCACCGTGCCAAGGCAAATCACTTGTCTGAGCAACGTAGTTTGTTATTTCGTTAACAGACGGGTTATAACCAGCGTCTGCCGCGGCATTAAACTCTATAGTGTCGCTGCTAGATTCTTTGTCTATTTTTACAGAAATAGTAAACTCTCTTGCCGTTAGAAGATTACTAGAGTTTTTAGTATCAACAACAGCAACCGTATAGTTAGAAGGTTTTGAACACTCTGCAAATGAAATTGTTGGTGGTGTTTTAAAAACATAGTTCTGTACTGATGTAAATTTTTTAATAAAACTTCCTCTTTTAAAGCCAGGCACGCCAGTATTAATAAAATTATTGTTAGAGTTTATAAAAACTAATTGTTCGTTACCTGAAATACTGTACTCCGCAGTAGAATTATCTGTTGGTCTACCAAAATAAATTTTCATCGCACCACCACTTTCGGTTTCTATAGATTTAACACGTATACCAGTAGTACCTTCTGGATAATTATTTACATTTGAAATATTACCAGATATAGTCATACCAACTTGAATTTGATCATTAGCACTTAGTATTCTTACAAAAGGGCTATTTGAAACACCATCACCATCAGATTTTGTAGTTATACTTAGCACTTCCGTGCAATTTTGTAATATGTCTTTTATAATTCCCGCCATTAGTTTTGTTTTAAATAAGCTGTTCCTGTAACGTTTAAGGTCTGTGTAACATCTGTGTTAGGGTTTGTTGTAGTTTGCGATACTCTTAGTCTAATTATGTTTGTAGCAAGACCTACGTGAGCCGATGACACCGTCCAAGTTCCACTGTTGTTGTAGCCATCTGCAAAGGTTCTTGTCATACTACCTGTGCACACAAATCCACCGTTTATAGTATCTATGACATGTTGTTTCCCGTTAGCGCTAAGACCATGTATGTAAAAATCTTGGTTTGTAACTGTACTTGTGTTAGAGGCAATAAAATCTTCTATTATTTTACTAGCAGTTTCAGAGTTGTCAGTTAAAGAGTTTGTTATTCTCCATTTAGCAGGTGGAGCAGCATCGTTTTCCGTAGAAGTAACTGTAGTTCTAACAAGATGGTATACTGGATTAGGTAAGCTACCCACCGTGGCAACAGTACCAAGTCCCTGCACAGCTAACTCCTTGAGATCTATGTTGTCTTCTGTTGTGTCTATACCTTTTATGTTATTAAACCATTTACCCTCTTTTTCTTTAAACTCTAAAATCTCTGCAAATTGTTTATCTGTTTTTATAGTTGATGCATACCAACCTTCACCACTAACACTATTAGACGTGTATACTTGAGAGGCCGAGCCTTCGTAATTTAAAGTTTTAAATATTTTTATGTCAGAAGGATTTTCATTTAACAAAAACCTAACTTTAGAATCATACTCAACACCGTAAAATTGATTTCTATTTTCATTTAAATTGTGAAGCCATAAGTTACCGTTTTTAAAAGTGTAATAATACCCTTTTAATGAAAAGCCGTTTTCTGGTATAAATGATTTAAAACTTGACCAACCCCTAACGCTTTCACTATAACTCAGTGTATAATCGTTTAGTGTTAAATTGTAATTATCTTTATCTTCATCATAAGTGCCAATTATAGTAGACGAAGGTTTTAAGTTATCTTTAAACCAACCGTCCATACCGTAAACAGATATGTCTGTTAAACCGTCGCCTGAAAGTCTTAACACAGCATTTCTACTTTTATCTGTAAAATAAACTCTATAACCATAGCTGGCAAATGACTCTGGATTTCTAGATATACCATATTCACCAGCAAAAGGTATTGCCTGTCCTAAAACATTGTTTGTTGATGTTAAGTTTGTATTGCCATCAGCGTTAAACAAAGCGTCTTTATTAGCTAGTATTTTTAATATTTTGTTTTCGCAAAAAGCTATTACGTTTGTGTTTCTTGTAAAAAGTTTTTGAATTGAACCGTAGTCTGGATTTAAAAATTTAGTAATTTTTTCACCTTGAATAAATTCATTTAATCTATTAACACCACTGTCATAATTGTATAAACCAGAATATATTATCCCGTTTTGTTTATGCTCTTCTCTGTATGGTATTTTAATAACTGAAGATACTCTAGGGCCTTTGTCTATAAAGTTTGCATTAAAATCATCTCTAACTCTGTTAGACTCAACACCATTACCAAAAGCAAAACAGTTGTGGTATTTGAGATTATGAAAAGGTAGTTTAATTGATTGATTTATAGAAACAATTGGTCCTTCGCTTTGCCCTGTAATGTTTCTAGACAATTGAGCATAAATAACACCAGGTTTTCCTAAGNCACTTGGTAATATAAAAGATCTAGTATGCTGAACGTTGCGATTGTCATCAAGGCTGTGTATGCTAAATTTAGACCCAGCTGGTATGTTGCAAGTCTGCTTCACAGAAGAGTAAGCGCCAGTAACTTTGTTGTGTGACCCGTGGTTAATAATAAACTGTTCGTTGTCTACGTCATTAACTGTTATTGTAGCGGTAGGTAGTAAAGCACTAGCTTTTGTAGAATCATCTATAAAATCAGTTGTTATTCTCATACCTGTTTTAGGTATTAGTATTGCTTCTGATGTTTCGTAATACAAATTTAAATCAACTCTTTCTTTAGGTTCTAACTCAAATATAGCTGGAGAATTACTTGCAAATGTATTGTAAGTTGGTAAATCGTAAAGTATTTCAAGTTTAGAAGAGTTTGACGCTATGTGCGAGCCTGTTGTAGAAAGATCGTTGTCTAACGGTTTTATATAACCGTCTCCAGGGTTTGAAACAACTCCATCTCCTAAAACACTCTCGTCTATTATTGCTGCTGGATCAGTTGGTGTCCAAGCTATAGGCTTGTCTAATTGAACATGTATTCTAACACCTTGGTTTGATCTTTTGTGAAAACTATTATCCTCATCGTTATTTGTATAGTTGTTAACGTCTAATATTTCTGCAGAAGTAATATTGTATATTGTTCTTGTGGGGTCGTTTTGCCATCTAAACTTCGTACCAGCAGTTCTTAATTTATCGTATACAGGCCAATTTTCAAAAAATTGTTTAAATACACTAGATTTTCTATCAAATTTATAACCTTTATTTTGATCGTCTCCAGGAGCCTCATTATCTGAGTTTAAAGGACCTAATCCAATTATTCTAAAATCAGCATGCTTATTACCTAGTAAAAACCCACAACCCATCTCAGCGCCCATATTACCATCTTTATTGGCATGCTCGTGTCTAGCTGCTGACAACTCGTTTGTAGGTTTTTGGTGCCAACCAAAAGCACTATCTATAACCCATTTTTGGTTTGACAAAGGGAATATAGGTGCAAGATCTTTTCTTGTGCTCCTATCGGGTCCTTGAAAACCTGTTATGTCAATAGGACCAACTATATTAGTGTCTAAAGACAAAGTCTGTGCCGATTGACCAAAAACATAAGTGTCTTTTTGATAGTCTAAATCATCACTTTCATAACCATCTGTTGTTCCTTGCCCAGTTATACTATGGTGTAACCATTGAAAATTTTGGCTAGCTATTATACCGTACTCTCCTTCTGGTGAAAGATATGATTTTAATATATGATTGTTAAAGTCAAAATCTTTCATAATTTTAACAAAAAACCTTCCGTCAAACTCAGCTTTGTAGTCGTTTGGATTTGACTTATATATTTCTAGGTCTAACTGCCTTGTTGTACTACCTGGTGCAGGGCCTGTAAAGTCTACGTCTGTACCAAACGAGTCTACTAATTTAAACTCATAATAATTTATAGAGTTTGCAAGATTATACTCAATACTTTCAACTTCATAAAAATTACTAGCTGTGCCTTTTAAATTAGAAAAAACTCTAATGTAAGTGTTTGACATTACCTGTCTAGTACCAACTGTAGCTTCGGGCAACATATCTAAAACAGCTTGACTGCTAGTGAATCTTGCGGCATTAACCCTAACCATAATCCTACCTCTTAAAGGATAGCCAGTAGAATTATTTACGCCTGACGTTGTAAAGTTACAACTTGAAGCAGAGCCAATAAGCTTTTTTTCATTAACAACAAACTGTGGCGCCGATGTTTCAACAGCTAAAACTTTATATCTAAAAACTTTACCAGCTGTAGCTTGAAAATCATCACTACCGTCATGAGATTTTTTTAATATTAAATAATCTTCCTTGTTTACTTTATTTACATCTGAAGATGGAAAAGAAATCCAAACTTGATCAGACTGCTCCGCTTGGTAAAACCTATCCATTGCTAAATTGTAATATTCGGCAGAAGGGTCTTTTACGTAAAATTTATAATGAGTAGCAAAACTTGGTGGTAAACTTGTTATTTTTGCTTTTATTGTATTTGCTTTGCTAGATAATTCCTGCCCTAAGTTTAAAACATTTAAACTATCATTAGAAAAAACCGGCGTAGTTCTTCCATATTTATCTAGTAAAGAAACTCCAACTTGATAACTTCTCAACGACTTTACAGATTGTCTAGGTAATTCACCTCCNATAACATCATTAGAAGTTACTATTGAGTCTATAACGGGTTCTTCTAGTAAATCATATTGCTGCTTGTAGTTTCCATACAACAGCCTGTTAGCCGTTATTTCTTGTGACTTAGCAGACTTAGGAACATTGTCATACTGTCTTAATGCCTGGTTTTCAGGAAGCACAGCGTGAACCATTTCAGAAATTATTGACACCTCTAAAGGTCCTTCAGCACTTAAAGCTGGAGAACCTAAAGAGTAAGGACTATTGTTTGCTTTTATTGTTTTTAAAGTGTAAATATTTGTTGACTCAGAAGATTTGTACAAAATATCTAACTCATTTACATTTTCAGGCGCTGGTTCAAAGTCAGACAATACTATTCGCCTAACATCGTTTATCATTGACTTGTTATAACCTTCTTCTGTGTCGTAATCATACTCGCTAGAAGGTAAAAAAGCAACTTTTGTAAAAGGCGACATTGCTGAATACTGGTTATCGTTATATTTCCATCTATACCCAAACCTTGCAAAACTTTCTTGATGTAAAGCTTCTTTTTTAACTCTTATTGCAGCCCATTTTTTAGCTTCACTAGGCATTAACTGCGTTATATTGCTACTTGCAGACACAATTTCACATTCAAATGTTTTTCTTGATTCGTTTGAACCAGTTGTTTCAAAATCAACTTGACCAGTCATTGTCACAGCTTTTAGACTAACGTCAGTTAAAGTAACATCTGGATCAGCCGCGGCGTATAACCTAAATCTATCTAAATTATTTGGCCCTTGCCTAAAGTATAGAACATGTGTTGCAACGTCAGGCAGTAAATGTATTGTTTTATTTACAGTGCTATCAGGTATGTTATATGCTTGGCCATTTATCTGTAAGGCAAAATCAGAGTTTGTATTTGCAGACGCAGAAATAACATAAGTAAGCTTGTACCAATTACCAGCAATAAGATTTGTTGTTAAGCCACCATTACCACCAGAAGCAGATGTTGTAGCGTCTAAAGTACCACTTCCACCAGTATTACTAACAGCAGTACCTCCACCACTAACTGTCCAACCGTTATTACCTATAGTCCATTTACTAGCGTCGGTAAAAGTTGAAGCATCAGGATTTAGTAATTCACTACCAACTGTTGTAGCCGCGGCATATGTAGGAAAAGCCGTGACACTTTCTGCTAGCAAATTTTGTTTTGTTAGTGCTAATTTTATTTTTACATCTTGCTCACTAACCAGCGGGTTGTCAGACAGCGTGAGCTCTACGGTATCACCAACTGTATAATCAGGCTTGCCATAAAAACTAACTTCTTGTATTCTTACCGGTTTAGGCTTGCTTATACACTCTATTTGTATATTTTTTATAGTACCTATAGTGTCTATGTCTTTTGTAAGTATTACACCTCTACCTTCTGACTGCTGCCAAACACCATTTGTACCACCAGCATTGTTAAAGTCCATGTGCGGATCATATTGAAATATTCCGCTAATTTTTCTAGGTTGATTACCACCAGAAGTAAATGTGTATCTTAAATCTTTACCAACACCATAGTTATTTCTTACAGACACGGTTGTTGGAAATCCAACACCACCATTTGCAGTCACCGCAACATCCATACTTAATCTGTAAAAATGACCTGGTATTAACCCATCTGTTCCGCTACTATCTTCTGAGATAACACCATAAACACGTTGCTCCGTGTTGTTAAGCGAGGCCGCTCCAGCGAGCATTAACAAACCGTTTGGCATTATAAATGTAACTCTTGTTTTTGCATTAGAGTCTGTAGAAAATAAATTTGTAACAGCTTTGTCTAAAACTATTTTTTTAGGACTACTACCACTTACACTTACAACTCTTGTGTTTAGATTAACAACATCAGCAACCGCGCTCGTAATAACCATACCAACTTCAATATCAGACATGTTGGTAGCATCATAAACAATTTTAGCATCACTAGCATCTGCGTAAACATCTGTGTAACCTGGTGTAGAGCCGGATCTATTTGTCACAGGTGCTAACTTGTGCCAACCAGTGTTTTCTGAATCTGCTTGCTGATTACTTTGATTTGTTGGGTTGTCTGCAGCTGTTGTAAATATAAGATTATTATCGTTTAAGTCTAATCTTGGCGTAAAGTCTTTTCCACTACCATCTTCAAGATAACCACCATCTTTTAAGTATGTGTCATCACTTTGCAACCTACCTTGGTTATTTGTGCCAGATGGCTTTTTCTGTGTTCTACCACTAGAATCTTTATATGTCCAAAAAGTTTCATTATTAAACTCTTCTAAGTAATGTTTCAAAACAACAACATCACCACTGCTAATTGTAGTTGCAACAGAATCACAGTTTAAATATATTCTACCAGTAACATGGTCTATACCACCTGTGCTGTGCGTTTTGTCTATTTCATATCTTCTAACAGTACCTGCTGTTGTCAAGTGCAATAAGTGTCTTGTGTTATCAACCCCAAGCCACTGCTTCCACTCAGAATCACTTAAAGTGCTTACGTCTACAAAAACTACATTTTTAAAAGCACCAGCTGTAGCTGTAGCCCTGTTTGTTGTTATCTGAACATCATTATTAAATATTAGTTGGTTACCACTAGATGGCGAATATATATGATCGTGCTCTACTCCACCACCACCGTCAATAGGACTTGACGCGTGTGTTGTGTTTGTTGGAACGTGAACAGTAGATTCATCAGCACCTTCTGATATTCTTTCTGTATCGCTTAAAGTAATTTTAGGCGCACTAAAAGGTGCTTTTCTTATAACAGTTATGTGTTTTTCTTCTACATAGTTGTTAGTGCCACTGTCGCCCTTACTAATTAATCCGTTTTCTTTTACTAATACGTTTGTTTTTTTCCAAGGCTGCGTGGCATCTATACCTCTTTTCATATTAGCTATGTTTATTTTTTTAGGCTCACTATTACCGTCAGTCCAAAACAACATATCACCTATTATATTTACACCTGTTATTAAGTGTTTTTTTGAAAAATTTAAGAATTTTTTTTGATTACCAAGAGATGCGTTTGTAAAGTTGTCAATAAGAACTGGGTCTGTAACCTCAGTGTCTGGATCATACTCAACTATAGCATCAATATTACTACCTTTTATAAACCATATTATAGTGTTTGTTTCTTTGTTTATTATAGAACCAATACAAACCGCGTCAGCTATGTAACTAGCGTTGTTTATAAAATTACCAGATTTTAAAGTATTTCCAAAAGAATTTTCAATAGCACCAACATCACTTGTTTCTGAAGTAGAAATATCAATGTTCAACGCGTCTATATATTCTCCCTTAGGTACTAGTCTTTCGTCAAGGTCTTTATTCATTTTCCCTGACGTAAAAGTATTCTTAATTTCTGGCATATACTAGTGTTTTATTATTTTCGACTTACCTCTTATTACTTGCGCAAGCTCTTCTGTTTTTAGATTTGACAGTCTTAGCTTAGCAGTTCTTATTGCTGCAAACCTTTCCTTTTTATATCTTCTAATTATAAATTCTTGTATGTTAGCTCTTGTAGACATTATAGCGTATGCTATACACTTGTACATTGCTTCTTCTGCAAATTTATGTACAATCATATCTCCATCAGCACCAAGCCCATCGCTTATGTATTTTAAAGTAATATTTTTACTAGCAAGATTAGAACTAAAATGTATATTACCTTTTAACTCGTCAATATAGTAATTACCGTTAGAAGTTGCTTGCTCAGGATCTAATCCATATCTATTGCCAAGTAAAAAATCTAAATCGTCAGTGTCATATCTTTTGTTAGAATCGCTTGAGTCTGTAAGATTATTTTTTTGATAAGCTTTCCATGTTTCTGATTCAGAAGCTGTAATATGATTACCATTACCATCAAATATATATTCACCTGTAATTTCATTTGTTAAAGCAGAAGGATTTGACGAATATCTTATTGGATGTAGTATTCTTTCAATACCTGCAGAGTCTACCTTAGAAAGTTTAATATAGTTGACATAATCATGTGGTAGTGGCATAAGCAAGTTTGCACCAAGCGTAAATTCTATAGCTTTTTGAGATTTTAAAGTATCGTAACTAAGCTCTTGCAGTGATCTCATAGCGTGAAACAAAACGTCAGATCTTCTTACTTTTGGTATTACTTTTCCTTCACCAACATAACCAACAACAAAGTTAGCTACAACATCATCGATAGATATGTATTGGTAATTACCTAAGTCAGGTGATTTTAATATAACCTCAATAGTATCTCCTTGTGTAGGGTTGTGGCTTAGTATTATTTTACCAGTGTCAACGTTAAACTCACTAACAGTTACACCATATTCTGATATTAAACTTCTAGTAGATTTTGTTACACCGTTTGCAGTTCCTATTAGATAAATGTCAATTTCACCTAAAGATGTAGGCAGTGTTGGAAAATCAATTGTAAAAATATTTCTATTAGCAGCGCCTACTGTAAAAGCGTTAAAGCCGTAATATTGTTCTATTGTTCCTTTAAATAATGACATGTTTTATTGTTTTTCTTGTTGAATATTTTTTAAATCTTCTTGAGAAGCTATTTGGTATATACTAGGATCTTCCATTATTATACCTGCTAACGCTAGTATTTTCCTAACAAGCTTTGTTTCTTCAGAAGCATGTAGTTCAAAGTTAATAGAAGACGCGCTGTTGTATAATGCCGTGCCGTTTATGGTTGTGTAACCCCAACTAGCGTCTGCTGGTTTTTTTATATAGTTACATTTTATATCGTTTTCAGAAAAAGTTAAAGTTGGAGTTGATATGTTACCAGCGGCTGTTGCAACGTTTAACACTATTTGACTTGCACTTGCTGATGTTGGGTTAACACTAACAATGCTAGTTGTATCTGTGGCTAAACCTGCTCCTGTAACTATTTGTCCAACTTTAATTTTACTTATATTTCCAGTAGTGTAGTTACCTAAAATAACAGTTGTACTAGCTGTGTTACCAGTATTTAGTATAGCTGTTTCAGTAAAACTTGCAGGCGCTACGTTAAAAGGATATATTTTTATGGTTGTTGCTGAGTCTCTAACAAAAACAGGACGTTTTGATGATGGACGTGTAAGAGGTGATGCGTTTATTTCTAAGTAATCTTTTTCTGATAGTTCAGATAAAGTTTTTTCACCAGCGCTTGTGTCTAAGTAATCTGATAATCTAATTATAGTACCTAATCTATATACATCGGTTGGTAAAGTTCCAACACCAGCTATAGTTCCTATTGTAACCTGTTGGTGTCTTTTTTGAAAAGGCATAAGCTTTTCTTGTAATAAATCTGTTATGTTAGAATACTCTGTTTCGTTACCAGGTCTTCTACCATGTTGGCTAATATCGTAAAAGTATTGCTCAAATATATCCATCTGAGCTTGATTTGCTAATAAGTTAAATTCTTGAGGTGTTACATAACCTCTTTGCTCTTTGTTAGCTATCGCTAATACTCTTTGATATACCGTATCTACGTTTACTGCCATAATTTCTTTTTAATTTGTAGTTTGCAATCGCCCCGTAGAGCGACTGCTTCTACAAAGGTTTTTACTTCAATTGTTTTTCAATATTATTGTAAATTTCCATACCTTCATCGGTTTTAAACCAATGCGCTAAAGCTGTGTATGGATGCTCATCAAAAGGAACGTTCATTAGTTTTCTATCGTTAGAACCCCAAGTAAATGTTCTTTGATCTCCAGATAGTTTTAATATCCCCATTTCAGTTGCTTTAATACCAAAATTTCTAAGTTGAACATTGTCATCGTTAGCTAAATCTAAGAACAATTTAGGATTGTTTTTAGCGTATAACAACAAATCTCTTTTAAGTTCCTTAGAACTCATCTTAGACGCTTCAGAACCTATTTCTACTCTCATAACTGCTTCAGCCATATCAATATCCATTTCTTTAGCAGCCATTAAAGCTTCTATTTCTAAATGCAGAGTATCAATATCTTCTGCTGCTTCTTCAACTGGTTTATGCTCTAAGAATAAACCACCTAAATCAGGGTGATATAAAGATAATAGTTTTTGTAATGGTTGTTTGTTTTTTGGAACAAATAAACTTCCATCTCTAAAAGTTATGTGCTCTAGTCTTTGATCACCAACCATTTCATCAACAAACGGTGTTCTTTGATTTGAAGTGTGTTTCAACTCTCTTTCATAACCCTTTTCCTCATCAAACCAATATATATTTGTTGATTTTATATTGTAAGTTAGTGGAGTTATTTCATAGTTTAAATAATACATTCGGTCTTTTATTTCCCAATTATTATTTTTTACTTCTTTTTTAGGTTGTTCTACAACCTGTACTACTTTTTCTACATGCTCATCACCAGGATCACCTTGGTACGAGGCTTTTTTTTGTTTTTTTGCCATAATAATATATAATATAAATTAATAAAATAAAGGGTCGAGGCCGAAGCCTCGATCCCTTAAATAATAAATGCTTACTTCATTAACATGAAATTGTTAGCACCTTGAGTAACTAAACATCTTTCAGATAAATAATGTATTTCCATCGCATCTAAGTCAGATGTTACAGCTCCAACAGAACCAGTAACCCAAGACTTCATTTTTCTAGACTCAGTTTGTGAAGCTCTGTATCTAACATGTAAGAAAGGTCTTTTCATGTTTTTACCCATAACCTCATCATAAACTGAAGATACACCTGCAGGAATAATAGCTCCTCTGATTGCATCAGCAGCAAAGCCAGTAATTAATCCACGAGTACCTTTATCATTTAGATATTTCCAGTCAGACTTGTAGAAGTCATAAGATCCACGTCTGAAACCAGAAAAACCTAAGTTTAATGCCATATCTTCTGAGTTGTTAAATACTCCGTAAGAAGTACCACCAGCTCCGTAAGAATTCATTGAAGCTAACATATCGTCCATTGCAAGAGCAGTAGCTCTATTTACAAACATCATATTTTCTTCAATAGCACCATTTTCGTCAAACTTAGCTAATATAGCGTCAAACTCAGCTAAATCAGTAGCAGCGTTAACACCAGTAACACCAGTAGTAACGTGACCTCTCTTTAGTATAGCGTCAAATAAACCTTGTGTACCAGCAGAATCATTAGCATTAGTAAGTTCATCTTCAACAACAGAGTTAGCGTGTGCTTGTTCAGCTTCTAACATAGTCATCTCTAAGTGATCAGCAAATCTTGATCTTGTTTCAGCTTCAGCTTTAACATACCAATAGTAACCACTTTGTCCTTCTTCACCAGAAACTTCAACCCAACCAATTTGAGCTTGATCAGATCCAGAGATTTCATAGTAATCTCTTAATATAATCGGCTTGTTAGTTAAAGATTTGTGTTGTGGTTTGTTACCTCTGTCTCTTTTAGTAGATGCTTTCTTAACTTCAGAACCATATACTAAAATCCTAACATCGTCAGTGTTACCAAAGTAAGTAGATAAATTTGCAGCACCGTAAGGTAAAACATTTATAGTTGCACTGTTTACAGTTGCAGTTTTAACATAACCTCTCATAGTAGTAGTTGCACTAGCCATTAAGACTGTATCACCTACTCTAATACCGTGAGTTGTACCTTGAGTTACACCATTCGCATCCGCTTCGATAGTTACGTTACCATTTGATGCAGTACCTCCTATAACACCGTCATAAGCTAAATGTAATCTACCTTGTTCAGTCCAAATAACCTGATCAGCAGACATTGCTTCTTCAGCTCCTACTTGTGCAAGAAAACCTCCGATTGTACGTTTTCCGTAAACCTCAGCTTCTTTTTCCATAAGATCTGGTAAATATTGTTGCGCCCAACCGTTACCCGTCGCCGTAAAGTCGATGTAGTTTGTTGCTAGCGCAGCTTGTACTGGAGCACCCGCCATTCCTGGAAAGCCTCCATTAAAACTTGATATTGCCATTTTTAATTTTTTTTAAATTATTTTAATTTTGTTTTTATTTTAAAAGTAGGCAGATTATTACTTTCAAGTATTCTAACCTTAGGACCACTAGTATTAGTGTTTGTTAACGCTTGCCTAGGATCCATGTTAACGTTTTTAGATTTTGCTATAGTTTCTTTTAATGCATCAGCTTTTCCTTGTTCATAAAAATGATTAGCAATAGCATCTGAGTTCATAGCTGTAAATAAAGATTTATGATAACCTTTAGCGTCTGACATTTCGTTATTTTCATTCAAGAACTTCTTGACAAAATTATTAATGTCGCTTTGGCTTTCTTTTACTTTGTTTGAATCTTTAACGTTAAACCTATACTTTTTTTCTCCAACCTTGTATTCAAATCCTTTAAAGTCTTTAAATAATTCATTTGTTTTATTTAAAAAAGTATTAGTTTGTTTTTCAACCATCTTGTTGTTTTCTTCCGACTCTTTGTTGTATCTATTAAAGAAGTTTACAGCTTTTTGTTGTTCTTGGGTCAACTTTGACCCAGCTTTAATTTCTTTATAGTATTTAGACTTTTGCCCGTCTAAGTGGCTTTTAGCGTTGGCAACTTGCTCTTTTAACGCTATTTTCTTTTTTCTCACATCTCTTTCTTCTTCTAACTCTTCGTTATAATGAAAATTATCTTCTATTAAAAATTCAATTTCATCATGTGTTAAGTGAGATTTTGTTTGTTTGTAAAACTCTCGCAATATAGCCATGTCATCATATTCNGCGTAATCTTGATTAAGCTTTACATAATCTTCTAAGCTACCACCGGTTTCTTCCATAAAGTCTACTACTTTTTGTAAACTTTCTGGCATAGCTTCCACAGTATCTTTAGCTTCTATTACTTCTTCAACAATTTCTTTTTTTGTTTCTTCAATAACTTCTTCTAATACTGGAGCTTCTTGTGTTTCAGCTTCCGGTTGTACTTCTTCTTGTTTTTCTGTGGCATTGGCATTTTCATCGACTCTAGCCACTCCCTCGTCGACAGGGTTATTTTCTTTAGTTTCATTTTCTTCTGGTTTTGTTGGTTTGTTTAGATCTACTCTAATAATATTGTCATCAACTTTTTGTTCAGTTGCTTGTGTAGTTTCTTCAACTACGTTTTCTACGTTTTCTTCCATAATATAATATAATAATTAATAATTTATCGAGGATCAAATGAACTTAAATCAAAACCCCCACCTAGTATATCATTACTTGCAGACTCAAAGTTTTTAGGTGTATTACCACTATTTCTTTGCTCTATAAGTTCACTTTGTTGGGTAGCTTGTATTCTAGTTCGCTCGTCTTTACGATTTTCCTTTTGTGATTCATTGTCTTTAAGAGTTTCCGACTCCATTTGTTTTAACTTTAAGTTGTAGTTAAACTCAACTTCCATTAACTCTTTTTTGTATTTAACCTCTTCAGCTTGTCTTTGAGACTCTAACTGAGACTTCATTTGCTCTAACTGCATTTCAAGTTCCATGTTAGCTTGGTTTTTTTGTATTTCAGACTGAGCCGCGGCTTGTTGAGCTTGTTGATTTGCTTGTGACTGTGCTTGTATGTTTTGTTGTTGCATTTGTTGATCTTTGTCTTGCTTTTTCTTTCTACGTATTTTCAACAACTGATTTGCAAGTTTAATATTTTTTATTTCTCTAAGATCAATAGCATCTTCAAGCTCTATGTTTTGTTTTGATAATGCTACCTGTATATTGTTTTCTAGCATTTGTTTTTCTTCTTCGTCAGGCATTAACTCTAAAAATATACCAAAGTCATACAAGTGTAAATCTTTTATCTCTTCTAGTGTAGCAACGTTATGAGCACCTATTTGCTGTATAAAAGCATCTTTTGTTGGAGAGTATTCTACAATATCAGATATTCTTAACGATAATGCTTCGGCAACTTCTTGTGTTAAGTATAATCCAGCTTGTAATATATGTCTTGTTGCTGTGTTAGAATTAGCAGCCGCAAGTTTTTGAACACCTACCAAAGCATTTTTGTCTGGCATACTACCATCTCTAGCCTCGTTAAGCCCGGTAGTATCTCTTATCATTTGTAGGTAGTAGTTGTAAGTTTGAATTAAACTTTGCATTTTAGCACCACCATTACCACTTGTTATTTCTTGTATAGGTACTTTACCAGGGTTCATATCGCCATCAGAAGTAAATGATCTACCTATAATACTACCTGTTTGAAAGAACATGTTCAAAGCTTCTTGTGGATTGTAGTTTGTTCCGTTACCTAAATCTATTTCAGCTAAACCATCAGCATCTAAATAAATACCATCTGGTACCATACGTGACATAACTTGCTGCAGCTTTAAATGAGTAAGCTGTATCATATCAGCAAAACCAGTTACTCTACCAACTAAAGATTCTATTCTACCCTTATACATACGTGGAGCTACAATAGCGTAGTTCATTTTAACTTTAGTGTGATCACTTTTAGGTCGTAGCATGTTTTTAGCCAACTCCCACTTTAACATTTTGTTAGCGCCTAGTATTATAGCGCCTTCATACATAACCTCTATTTTTCTTGATAACTTACTAAAATCTTCAGAGTTTTCTGGTGGATTAAAATTATCGTCTTTTTCAATAGCTTTTTGGCCTCCGTCTTTTTTATTTTTTAATTTGTAAGTTTCACTGTTGTAAGTTTTATAATTAAAATATAAAACATCTACTTTGTTTTGATCTGTGTCATCATCTGAGTAAGACGTTTGGTTATGTATAGATGTTGTTCTTTTATTACTATTCTGGCTTATCTCTTCTAAATCAGCTGTGGTTAAATCAGGAAATTGTTTTATTAACTCGTTAAAAGGTATTGTTTTAACTTCACCAACATAATATATATCTTCAAAATAAGGCGAATCGGTATAAGAGTAAATTAAATTTACTGGATCAACATAGTCTATAGTAACACCTTGAGATGTGTTAAAGCTTGTTTTAACAGCGCCAATACCTATAGTTGCAATATCATAGTAGTATCTTTTCTTTGTTAACTCATACCTGTTNCCGTCCATTAAAACATTTAAAGCTTGNTCGTTAGCTAGTTCTACTGACTGCTTGTATGTTAGTTGCATGTGTAGACTTAACTCCTCTTCTGTTTCTGGTAAAGTATTTACATCGTTTTCTCTAATGTTTATACCTAGGTTTTGCTCCGCAAAATTAGCAAGATCAGTAGTTCTTATATCCGCAAGCATTGACTCCATAAACTTAGTTCTTTTACCAACACCGTATGGATCTTGCGAATAAGCTTTTATGTCAAATGTTCTTTCTGCAATACCATTTACCACTATATCTACAAATTTAGGTATAATAGGTACTGGCTTCCAGTCTAAATTTAAATAAGATAAATCACCATTAATAGATAGTTCATCTTTATATTTTTGTATAGATTGTTCTCCTCTAGCATAAAGTCTTAATGAGTGAAAACTATTTCTATTTTTTATGTATTTATTATGACCTTTGTCGTTGTGAAACCACTCGCTTTCAATTGCTTTAGCAACTTCAAGACCGTAGTCCATGCTAGATTTTTCTGCATCACTAACAACTTGACTAGGAAAATAATTTTTTATAAATTTTTTATACATATTTATTTTATTAATTTAGAAACGCTACCTGTGTTTTTATACTTAGCGATACTTATGTTTAATTGTGGTTTATCTATTTTTGCATTTGGTCTATATAAATGTCTATTACAAGCCATTATAGCTAGACCAGAGCTTATAGCAGCATCATGCTTTGTTCTTTTGTTTATATCAAATCTAGCCCAATCATTAAGAAGCTCGTTAAAATACATATTACCGTAACTACCATTTTGCTTCAAACCTACATGATCTTGTATGTACATTTCTATTGCCGCTGCATGAGCTTGTTTTATATCTTCACTTGAGTTAGGTATTCCACCAACTTCTTTTTCTGCAGTAGATAATTTATTCCAAACTTTATCAGGTCTGTTCATACTAAAACCTCTGTAACCACGTCTTCTTAAATAATACAATAGACGAGGTTTATTGTTCTCTGCAAGTATAGGCATCCCGTAAAATACTAAAGCCATTAGAACGTCCTCAAAGAATATCTCTGCTGTTTGTGGTCTAGCCAAGTATTCTAAAAATATCATGTTAGAAGGAACTTCTTCCATACTAAACTTGGTTAACCCGTGTAAAGCGCCTTTAGAACCCACACCNTCTACAGTTCCTGATATATCGTAGCTATCACAACCAAANGCTCCNATGTGTTCGTTTGCAGGGTGCTTAATTCCATTTTTTAGTATAACCCTGTTTTGCAAGTGTAATGGTGGTACCCAGCTTACTTTAAATCTACCTTGTGGGTTTGGATAAAATATTACTTGAGAATCTTTCTTACCGTTAACCCATTGAAAATTACCTTTAGTAATGCCTAGCGTGTTAGACATTTCCTCGTTGTAGTCTATTTGCTCATATATTTTAACTAAGTTAAAGATACTGTTTTTTGTTTCATCTCTAAACGCGTGCTCAGTAGTTCTTGGAAATTGTCTGTAAAATTCGTTTAATGCATCTTGATCGTTTTTTAAACCGTCAGCCTCATTCTGCCAGTTTTCTACTACACCTATATCTATTAACTCTCCGTGTGGATCAAAGACATCATGGTTTGGACTATCAAATACTGGAATTCCGTACTCGTCAATAAATCCTTCGTAGTTCCACTCCATTGGGATAAAAAGAGAATATAGCCCAGACGCTGTCTGTCCATTTCTGTTTCGCTTAGTAACGTCT